CCTGCCGTACCGTCTCGCTCTACAGGGGGTGACGGCATGCTTTGGCTCAAAGTTCTTGAAAGCTTGCGCGACTATCTGTGCAAGGCGGACATCGCCGATGGGGTGGTACTAGGCGGCTACAATCCCGCCAATGTGCGTGCCAATCCGGACGGCAGGGGCATCTTGTACTTGATGCGCGATCGCGAGCGCCCGGAGAGTGACGACCTCGTGGAGAGTATCCGCATCACGCTCACCGTTGATGCCTGGGTGCGCTCGGACAGCGCCGTGATGAGCGACGGGTATGCAGCGCTCGCGCGTTTGGAGCGGGCGCTGACGGAGACGCTCAAGCAATATGCGGTGGAAACGACGTGGATCGCGGAGGGCGTGCAGCTCCTGCATCTGAAAATCACTGAGACGGGCGGCGACCGCGACAGTATGCGGCCGCTGGTCGGCAGCCGCTTTACCGTTGAGCTTATCGCATACGAGGAATAGGAGGAAGGTTTATGGCAACACAACAGGCGCGCGGCTACAAGTCCGCGATGACCATGGACTTCGAGGCGGCATTCGGCGTGCCGCCCGTGACGAAGAAGGGCATCGTCTTGCCGATGAACAGCAACGAGCTCTCGAAGGCGCAGACGCTCATCGAGTCGGACACGATCACGAACACGCGCAACGATACGCAGCCGGCACTCGGGCGCGTGAGCGTCGACGGTGACATCGAGATGCCAGCCGACTACGTCGCGTCGGGTTATATGCTCAAGGCACTTTTTGGCAATCCCAAGACGACGGGCGCCGATCCGAATAAGACACATGTTTTCACGGTCGGCGATATGCAGCCGTCCATCCTCGTGGAAAAGGCATTTCCTGACCTCAATCGTTATGTGCGCTACCACGGCGTGAAGATCAACACGTTTTCTGTCGACTTTGGGCAGGACAAGGAAATGACGTTCAAGTACAGCGTCATGGGCGCGTCGCGTGAGCAGGATGGCACGTCCTATGATGCAGCGGCGAAAGCAGCGAAACTCCTGCGCATTGCGCAGAACCACGCCTATGTCAAGATCGACGGCACGGAGAGCCGCATCGTCAAGGAAGGCGCGCTCGAAATCAATGCGAACCTTGACGGCGACCAATACGTTGTCGGCGGCGGAGGTCTTAGGGGCGACATCCCCGAAGGCTTAATGAAGGTCTCGGGCAGTCTCAAGGCGCTTTTTGTCTCGACGGAATGGATGGACAAGGCGGACACAGGCGCGGCAGTTGCGATGGAAATCGGATTCAAGCTCGATGAGAACACGTCGCTCGTTTTTGCGGTGCCGACGGTGCAGTTCGAGCCGTTCGATGCGCAGATTTCGGGCCCGGCGGGCGTCGTCGTGGAAGTGAAGTGGCGAGCCTACTCAGAGGGCGGCAAGAGCATCGTCACGGCGACGCTCAAGAATCAGCAGAAAGAATATTAAGGGGAGGCACAAAGTATGACAAACGACAAGAACAGCATTGCGATTCGCTCTCTCACGGTCAGGGAAGTGCGGGAGATGCGCAAGGCAGGGCTCGATCCCGCTTTCGCGAAGAAGGAAGACAGCGCGGATACTACGGCAGGCATGGTCGACTGGGTGTTGGGGCATGTCTATGCGGGACAGATTCCCGATGATATGCCGTACAACGAGGCGCTGCGCATCGCGATGGACACCTACGCCAAGACGTACGGGCGGGAGAGCGAAGTAAAAAACTAGAAGCCGTCTATCGGTGGGAGCTCTCGTCGAGCCGCGAGTATTGCGCGTCGTGCCGAGAGATGTACGCAGCAGAGCAGCAGCCGACGCCATGCGCAGGCTGTGAGCACGAGCCGCCCGCTTTGATGGACGAGAACCAAGAGGCGTGGTATCTGTGGCGGCATGTGCAGACACAGCTCCGCACGTCCATCGGCGGCATCGTCGGCGTGGACTACACGGCGATGCATTACGTCGCCGAGATACTGGGCATAGAGATGGACACGGCGATGCTGCACAAGATGCAGGCGCTTGAAGCAGCGCTTTTGAAAGAGGTGAAGTGAAGTGGCAAACCCGATCATATCGGTCATCATACGAGCGCGCGACCATGCGAGCGATCTCATCCGGCGCATACGTGATCAGCTGAACGATCTGCCGAATCCGACGATCGACCTCAACTTGAATGGCGCGGGGGAAGCCGCTTCCAGTCTTGCGGGCATTGCCAAGGGAGCGCTCATCGCCGCTGTCGGCATCGGCAGCGTTACGGAAGCGCTCGGGGCGGCGAAGCACGCCTTCATCGACTACAACGCAGAGCTTGAGCAGACGCGCGTCGCCTTCACGTCCATGCTGTACTCTGCCGAAGCGGCAGACAAGATGCTCGCGGACTTGCAGAAGTTCGCGGCGGAAACGCCATTTGAGATGCCCGGCGTACGCACGGCGGCGCAGCAGCTTATTGCCTTTGGCTACGAGGCGGACGAGATTCTGCCGACGCTGACGGCGCTCGGCAACGCCGCATCGGGGCTTGGCAAAGGAGAAGTAGGTTTCGGTCAGCTCGCTTTTGTTTTTGGTCAGATTCGCACGACGGGGAAGCTGATGGGGAACGACGTCATGCAGCTCGCACAGCTCGGCGTGCCCGTCAAAGACATCCTCGCCAAGAATCTGGGTCTGGCCAAAGATGAGCTTGCGAATATCGGGGAGCTCGGTATTGACGCCGATGTTGCGATTCAGGCCTTGATTGACGGCATGAACGAACGATTCCCTGACATGATGAAGAAGCAGTCGGAGACTTTCGAGGGCATCATGTCGAACATCAAGGACAATCTCGGGCAGGCGTTCGGCGGCATCGGTCTCGGCATATTCGAAGAGGCGAAGAAAGGGCTCCTTGAAGTCAAGGAGATCACCGATACATTTCTTGCGAACGTGCAGCAGCACAAGAATGTTTTTGACGATATCCTGCCGCGTGACTTGGCGCAGAAGCTCACGGCGCTCTGGAATGAGCTGCAGAACATCCTTTCCGAGTTTAAGCCGCTCATCGAACCGCTTGGCGAAGCTCTGGGCGCTCTGTTCGAGCTGTCCATTGATAAAGCTCGGCTGCTGTACGTTGGGCTCAAGCCAATCGTGGCAGTGCTGGTGGAGATCGCGAGCCTTGCGCTTGAGGCAGCCGCCGCTTTTGCAAAATTTGTTGACTTTGGATATGAGAAGATCCTGTCTCTCGGGGACGCGACCTCGGAGACGACGGACGCCATGTACAGCGCTTTCGGCGATACGTGGCAGTCGATCAAGCAGGATACCGCAGATTTTTGCCTGGCGGCGCTTGAGTACATCGTCGGCCTGGCGGCCGCCATCGGCGAAGCTATCGTCTCGATCGTTAATGCGTTTGAATCGGTATTCCACGAGATCGCCGAGACCGTGCGCGACTACATGGAAGCGGCAGCGGGGTATGTGCAGGGGTTTATTGACTGGGTAAACTCTGCCATCGGCTCGTTGCGCGAATTGATCGGCTGGGCGGATTCGGCGGTGTCGGCGCTGCAGCGATTGTCCGGGGCACAGGCATCCGTAGCGCTTACGGGCGATGGTTCGCTGCTGGGGCAGATCGGGAGTTGGTTTGACGGCATACGGACGAAAGGCAAGGTGACCCTGAGCTCGCACGGTTTCGGGGGCGGGTCGGCAAGCAAGAATCCTGACGGCGACATCATCGTGCCTACGGCGACTACACCATCGGTAAAGCAAGAACGAGAAGGAGTCAGTTTCCATGGCGGCGGCAGTGGAGGCGGGGGCGGCGGCCGCAGCGGCAAGTCCGATGCCGACCGCGAAGCGGAACGCGCGGCAAAAGAGGCGGAGCGAGAAGCGAAGCGCCTCGCCGAGCATATTGAAAAGCTTACGGAGAAGATTCAGCAGCATGTAAAAAGTGTCGCGCATGACATCGTGACCGAGGTTGGCACTGTCTATGAAAACGGCATGGAATCGCTCACGAAGAAGCTTGAGGGCATGAGAGCCGACATCGCCGAAGCCGCAAGCCTCGGCATCGATACGAAAGAGCTGGAAGCAGACCTGTCGAGGTATGAAGACCTCGTCAAAGAGAAGGTCACCAGGGCTTGGCGCGAAGCGAACGAGGACATTGCCAATGACACGGTGCTCACTTGGGCGCAGGTCAACAAGAATGTGCGCGAAGAAGCAGAGATCACCTATCGAATCGGCGTGCTGCGCGTCGAACGTGAGAAGGAGAACAAGCTCAAAGAGGTCGCTCTGACGAAGGACTCGGCAGAGGCGCGCGTCGCGGTCGAGCGATGGGCGGCAGCCGAGATCGCCAAACTTGAGCAGGCGCGTTTAGAGTCGCTGTGCAAGTCGCCTCGAACGACGCTTGAAGCATGGCAGGCGACACTCGAAGAGCAGTACGAGCGGCTGCGTGATACAGGCGCACAGATGAAAGACTTGACGGATTCTATCTACACATCCATGGCCGACGGATTCACGACAGGCTTTCAAGATGTGCTGACGGACGGCTTTGACGGCATCGCGCGCGCCTTTTCCGACATGCTCCGCAACATGCTCAACGCCATCGTGAAATTTCTCATGAATCAGATGATCACGCGATGGCTTTCTTCGATTTTGCCGGGCTTCGGCGGCGGTGCAGCGGCGAGTCCTGCTGTCGGCCTTACGGGCTCGTACGGCACGGGTTTTCACTTTGACCTGCCCGGGCTTCGCGCGACGGGCGGCCCCGTGGCCATGGGCAAGGCGTACCTCATCGGTGAGCGCGGTCCGGAGATATTCCGACCGCAGCAACCGGGGCGCGTGCTGAACAGCCTGCCAACAGGCAGCGCACCGAATATCAAAGTCATCGTCAACAATAACACGGGCGAGAAAATGACGGCACGCACCGAATCGAAGCTCGACGGCAAGGAGTACATCACATCCGTCTTCGTCGAGGCGGTATCGACGAATAAGGGCGGCATCCGCGACGTGATCAAGGGGGTACGATAATATGGATTTTCCCGCCATCAAGGCGCCGATCTATCCCATCAAGGAGACGATTTCCGACACGGCGATCAAGGGCAAGACGGAGAATCAGACCATCATCGCGCGAAAGCGCTTCACGCGCACGCCGATGTCCTTTGAGCTCTCATGGACGGCGCTGCCGGAGGCGGACTATGAAAAGCTCCGTGCCTTCTTCCAGGAGGTCAATGCGGCGGTACCGTTTCGCTGGCGCTATCCCGTAGGCGCCGGCGGCAGTTTCTCGGGGCGCGTGTTCGTCGTGCGCTTTGACGGAGACTTTTCTTTTTCCTGCACCAACCACGGCTACTGGGAGGGCGGCATCAAACTGACGGAGGCGTAACATGCTGGCATTATCTGAGGCAAGCATCATCGAGAAGAACCGTCTCACGACGGACGGCGTATGGCTCTTGGCGATCGAAGCACAGATCCCGGGCAATACGCTCTATCTCGTCAACAACACGGAAAACGTCACGCTCGGGGGGAAGGAATACACGGCTTTCCCTTTTTCTTTGGAGGACATCACGGAAGACGGCAAAGAGCTGCCGAACGTGAAGCTCACGGTATCGAACGTCACGGGTACGATACAGCATTATGTTGAGGAGAACAATGGACTCGGCGGTATGAAGGTCGTGCTGCGCGTCTACCACACGCGTATTCCGGATGTCGCCGAGGTAGAGGAGCATTTCGTCGTGACGGGTGTCACTTGCGATGTAGAATGGGTGACCTTCACGCTTGGCACGGATTTCTCTTTCACGCGAAGGTTCCCACCCGTGCGCATGATGAAGGACTACTGCCCGTTCAAGTTCAAGGGCATCGAGTGTGGCTATAAAGGCTCGGCGCAAAAGTGCAACAAAACGCTCAAGAGGTGCCGTGAACTTGGCAACAACACACGCTTTGGCGGAGAGGCGACAATCCCGCAAGGAGGTCTTTATGCGTCCAACAACATCTGATTATCTCGGCTTGACCTGGGAAGAAATGCCGTGCTGGGAGCTCGTCGTTGCCTGGCACGAAGCGCTCGGTATCACGCTGCGCCCGTACACGGATTACTGGATGGACGGCGCGCCCGCACCTGTCGGCCTCACAGACTGGCAGCGCGTCGACGAGCCGGCGCCGGATGACATCCTCGTGCTGAATCTCACGGGGCGCACTGCCGATCACGTTGGCGTCTACCTCGGCGGCGGAAAGTTCCTGCACTCGACGGAATACGCAGGCGTCTGCGTAGAGCAGGTGGAACGATACAAGAAACGTCTCATGGGATTCTATAGTTATGTGGGGGATAGGCAATGATTCACCTCGTCGTCGTTCGCAATCCCTTCGATGTCAAGCAGAAGGATATCCGGGAGAAGAAATACAAAAAGGGTGCACCGATCTGCGCGTACTTCAAGGAACGCGGCGCTTGGCTCTACTCCATCGACGGCATCATCGCCGGGCGCCGCTCCGTGCCGCAGGATGGCGCCTACGTCGTCGTCGTGCCGCGTGTGCAGAAGAAGATGTTCGGGCTGATCCTCTCGATCGGCTTGTCCTTTTTGACGGCAGGCATCGCCTCGGGCACGATCCTTGGCGGGCTCTCTATGGGCTGGCGCATGGTGACGGCACTCGCCATCGGTATGATCGGCGGCGCTATTGTGTCAAAGCTCAACCGCCCGCACATCGATATGAGCAACGGTACGGAACAGTCGCAGACGTATGGCTGGGGCGGCACCGCGACCTTGACGGGGCAGGGGCATCCGCTGGCCATCACCTACGGGAGCATGAAGTCCGGCGGTGTGCTGCTCTCGCGCCATATCATCAGCGATGGGGCACGGCAGTATCTGCACCTGCTCTACTGCGCAGGAGAGGGCGAGCTCTCGGAGATCCACAACATCCGTATCAATGAGAATCCCATCGAAAACTACAAAGATGTGCAGGTCGACATCCGCCTCGGCACGAACGATCAGACGGTCATCCCGAACTTTGCCGACAGCTACGCTGATCAGCCGCTCAACTACGAGCTTACAGAGACGTGGGCGACGCATGAGGTGCAGGGGAATCAGTGCACAGGCATCGAGTTGACCGTCGCTTTACCGAACGGGCTCTACTACAGCAACGACCAGGGCGGCATGAGCAGCACGAGTCTTACACTCGAAGCCGAGTGCCGGATCGTCGGTGGTACAGAACCGTGGATACCGCTGCCGCTCGCAAATACGACGGGCACGGAAGCGTTCCTGGCGCAAAAAGGCGCTGTGTGGGTCAAGTCCATCGGCGGCGGAGCGATCGAGGAGCGTAGCTATAGGGGGGTCATTGGCGAGGCAACAAACAAGGCGATCTATCGCGTCTACCGCTTCGAGAATCTGCCTGCTGGGCGCTATACGGTACGCATGCGCTGCGTGAGCAAGGATGGCAGCTCCATTCGTCACGTCAACCGCGTCTACTGGAGCCAGCTCACGCAGATCGTCTATGACGATTTCGTTCATCCGGGCAAGGCGCTCATTGGCATCCGCGCGCTTGCCACCGAGCAGCTCAGCGGCAACGATCCCGCGGTGTCGTGGGTGCAGGAGCGTAAAACGGTCTACGTACTCAATCCCTACAGTAAGCAGTACGAGGGTCAGCACGCCGACAATCCTGCGTGGGCGTGCTATGATATCCTGCACCAGTGCCGTAAGATCGGCGGGCGCTACATCGTGCGTGGTGAGCCGGCAGAGCGCCTCTCCTACGATATGTTCAGGGCGTGGGCAGAGCAGTGCGCCGCAAAGGGCTACACATTTAATTACATCTATGACAGCGCTATGCAGGTGTGGGAAGCACTGCGCTATCCCGAGGCCGTCGGGCGCGGCAAGGTCATCATGCAGGGGACGCGCTTTACCTGCGTCTACGACTATGCGGCACAGCCGACGCAGCTCTTCACCGTCGGCAACATCAAGCAGGACAGCTTCAAGGAGGAATTCCAAGGCACGCAGGGGCGCGCCAACGTCGTGGAAATCTCCTTTATGAATGCCGCGAAAAACTACGAGCGCGACGTACTGCCCGTATTTAGCGACGACTACGATGTGAGCGAGGCACTTGCCACGCCGACGCAGATCGAGCTCATGGGCTGCACCGACGCCAAGCAGGCGTATGCGCACGGCAAACATGCGCTGCGCGCCAACAAGTACGAGCTCAGGACGTGTACGTTTGAGGCGTATGTCGACGCCATCGCATCGACGCTCGGTGACGTGATCCTCCTGCAGCATGATGTAACCAACTGGGGCAACGGCGGCAGGGTGGCGGCGGTCAACGGCACAGCTGTGACGCTCGATCGCGAGGTCGCGATGGTAGCAGGCAAGCGCTATCGTCTTATGGTGCGCGACAGCAAGACGGATGCACTCCATACCTACGACGTCAAGAGCGTAGACGGCGCCGTTGTCACGCTCGCGCAAGCGGATGGCATAGCCGTAGGCGACCTCTACACCTACGGCGAGGCGACCAAGGAGGCGAAGCCTTTCCGTATCCTGTCCATCAGCAAAGGCATGACGGAACAGACCCGCAAGATCGTCTGCATGGAGTATTACCCGGAGCTCTACGCAAGCGATGACAGCGATGTGCCCATCATCGACTATACAACAGGGAGCGACGCGCTCACGGTTCAGAATCTCATCGTCTCGACAGACATCAAGACGCAGCCCGATGGTACGACGCTCTACGACCTCGCCATATCGTGGCGGCTGCCACGCGGTGCAGTGGCAAAGCAGATCAAGGTCGAGTACAAGCGTGAGGGGGAGACGGGCTACACAACGCAAGGCGTCTATGACGGCAGCGCGACGAGCACTGTGGTTGCGGGCGTCGCGGCAGCGATGCGTTACGATGTCCGTGTCACTTGTTACAACGACCTCGGACTTGCGGGCGGCACGGCAGCGCAGGCTGTCTACACCGCGCCGAAGAGTGCGTCGCCGTCGAAGGTAGAGGAATTCTACTTTGAGCTAGATGAAAGGACGAATCTCCTATTGCATTTGTTTTGGAAACCTGTTCCCGAGAAAAACATTATAGGGTACCTTATACAAGAGGATACAGGGTATGAAACGCTCGTGCCTCCTGGAGATAGCTGCGATTTTTTTGCGCGTAGCTATGGGCGCTATAGATTAGGCATCTCTGCCGTTAATCGTATGGGCCAGAAGTCAGAGTCGGTGTATTACAAATTGGATGTATACCCTGTCAATGAGACAAACGCCGTACCCGACACCCCACAAAACGGAGAGGTGCGTTTGCAGGGGCGCTCTATCATTGTTGCGTGGGACGCTGTGGTAAACACCTATGTCGATTTCTACGAGGTGCGCACGAATGACGCTGTCGGTCAAAAAACGGGGCTGCTGGCCAAAACCGGAGATATCCAAACAGCGGTATCACTCACCGTGCGCACGGGCAGCCTCCTTGTATACGCGCACAATCCGGAGATGGGCTACGGCCAGCCGCTGAGTATCCACTACGATTTTCCGACACCGAGAGCGCCTACTGTCTTTATTGAACGTACTCTGCAAGGATTTAATGTTATCTACTATGGCGATACTGAAAACATCATCGGGGCGAGGGTACGAATTCAAGACTCTTATGGAGCCGCGACGGTGTTTGAAGCCACGAACGGCGTTGTGTCCTTTGCAGGGAAGGCGGGCATCTACGATGTACAGGTGGCGCTCTTTGACGCATTTGGCGACGGGGAATGGTCGTATCCCGATCAAGCCACCATCAAAGCAAAGATCGACAAGGCGGCCATCGAAGGCCTGACCATCACCCAGCAAGACCTTGACGCAGTGCTGAATAAACAGCTGCAGGACTTGGCGACCGAGGCAGCAGCGGCGAGCACCGCAGCGGGACAGGCGAATGTCGCTGCCAGACTGGCGCAGACAACGGCGGATGGGGTGAGAGATTTAGCGAACGATGCGAAGCGTGACGCAAAAGATGCTCGCGAGGTCGCTGATCGTACCGTTGTGCAGGTGCGCCAGACACAGGACAGCATATCGTCCATCGTTGTGCGCCTATCAGGAAATCCGCAAAACTCGGGCTACAGTGCCATCACACAGCTTTATAACGGCCTGCAGCTCAAGGTGAATCAAGGCGAGCTGACATCTGTTTTCAACCAGACACAGAACAGCATATCGTCCATCGTTGCGCGCCTATCAGGAAATCCGCAAAACTCGGGCTACAGTGCCATCACACAGCTTTATAACGGCCTGCAGCTCAAAGTCAATCAGGGCGATGTTGTCTCTGTCATCAACGTCTCCCCGTGGGGGGTGCGCATTGACGGTCGTCTCCTGCATATCACGGGCAATACGCAGATCGACGGCAGCATCATCGTCAACCACATGATTCAAGCGGGTGCAGTGACGGCGGATAAACTCTCGGTTGGGAGCCTGTCCGCTGTATGTGCGACCATCGGCAACCTACGCACCAAGGCGAGCGGTGCACGCACCGAAATCAAAGACAATCTCATCGAAGTATTTGACGAGAATAACCAGACACGTGTGCGAATCGGCGTATTTTAACTGAGGAGGGGATAGCGTGGGACAGCAAGCAGGAATACAGTTATTCAACTCCCGGAGCTCCTGCACACTAGATATGAGCTGCGGCGTGACGCGTGTCGTAGGTATATCCGAGCTTGGGGGAGCCAATGGCAGGAGAAAGACACGTATAGCGATCCCTAATCCCGGGATGAACAGGATATGGACGCAGCTTCTGTTTCGTGGCGGCGGTTATGGGGTTTACCCCGTAGGAAGACTCACTAAAATAGAAACATGGGAGGATCGACAAGGTATCACGGTTACACTTCCTTTCAAACCAAATAACAAGCCTGATCCAGATTTCCCGCATGAGCCTTATGATGAAAATTACATAGGGCGAAACCCTCGTGCGATTGTTTATGGCTTTTATTGAGGGAGGGCAGGGGATGAAGTATATAGAGCTGAGAAATAATGCCGGGTCTCAACTGATTGACGATACTTACCAGAACTATCGCCTGTATTACATGATACCAGTTCAAACGCAAAGGTGCTTTACGGGGCTACACGTAGATTTGATGCCAGACGGGAGGCGTGTCTGTACGTTCCCCTATTACGATTACGCAAATGGGAAAACGTACCAATGGCGACAGGGTGAGCGTTATCCCGATCCATGGTGCCCAAAGAGCGCGCCAAATAAGAGCAATCCGTTTGAATCTCCTAATTTTATGTTCGGGCTGTTGGGCTTGCTGATGACGTACCCACTTCAAAGCATGGATCCTCTTGCATGCAGAGTGCAAGCTTTAATGAGGCTAAATCAAGCTATTTTCAGCACGAGATTTCCGATTAGCGGATCGTACCAGGTACCATGTATCATCGCCCTCGGGGCAGCGATGCCTAATATCGTTTATAGTGTTATGGCTGATTTTCACCGTAATGACATGGATCGATCTAACGCATACATAGTAAATTTGTGGCAAAGACAAACATCTTTGACACAGCAACTCTATAACGGGGTGTCTTTTACGGGGAGCAATGTAGGTTATACAGTCTTCCAATCCAATAAGATTGTTGATAATGAAAAATTCAAGGCGGAAACTTTTATTGAAGAGGCTGAAACAGCTCCTGTTTTGTACTCCTTTGGTCTTGCAGATTCCAAGATTACACTGGATAAAGGCGAGCTGATTGTACGGAACGAGCGCGGTGACGTAATATTCAACAATCGCTACGATTATATGCGTATCCTTGATTACTTCCACGGCATCAATGCTTTGGCTCTCAATGGGCACCAGCTATACAACTCTCCAAAAAGATTCTCTTACCCCGGCAGGAAAATTGCGGTTGTCGCGACATCACAAAATACATGCATTTCTCTGGGGGCGTACCCTGAAAAATACGCATATAACACCGGTTTCTGGTTTCCGGATCCCAGCACAGTAGAATTTACTACATGTGTGTCGAGCCTAAAGAACTACAATATAGATGGCCCAGCCCCAGAAGTGACGCAAAAAGAAGTAGATATGGCATCTCTGCTCAATGTCATGATTCTGGATGTCACAGGATGCACGCCCGGATGGAAGTCGGAAGCCGAAACTGGCAGACCGTATTTAAAAGAAGTCAAGTAGGAGGAAAACAAAATGAAGAAAAAGTACATTGTCAACGGGAAGATCACCTATCCGCAAGGCGAGCAGGCGCTCACGAACTTTACGTTTACAAACGTGGAGACGGGCGAGATGTTCAGTCTCGCGACATCCGATCCGACAGAGGCG